ATGATAAAGAAACAGGTTTAATTTTGGTAGATGTTGGTGAAGTGCTCAGTGATGGTGCGCTCCTCGCTGCCTCTGCTGCAGTTAAGTGTGCTCTGTATTTTCCTGTTTTATAAACCGTCCATGCACCCAATCCCTGACTTTTTCTAATTGCATACGCTGCTTTAGCATTAGTAACAGGATCAAATAATTGATCTTCACTCTGCAGACCATACTCCTTCATTCTCGCTGGTCCGAGTCTCCCTATCATATTGATCTGCCACAATCCATAAGACTTATCTGGTGGTTTAAAGTTTTTGGCATTTGAATTTCCACCAGATTCTGCTTTTGCTATGGCAGCCATAATAACTGCTTCATTTTCAGAAAAACCAGCACCTTTTGCAAGTCCCACTAATTGCTCCATAGTCAATTGTCCACCTGGAACTGATCCCTCAACCATATCATCGGGACTTTCACTACCTGTCTGAGTTGCACTTGTAGTTTCATCTGGTTTTGGAATAAGTCCAACTTGAATTTTTAGTAAGTTTATAATACCTCCAAGCGGTACACTCATAGACTTCATTAAAAATCCTGATATTGATCTATTAAATTGTTTAATATCAATCAAAGAAGAAAACTTTTGATATGCTCCTGGGTTTGTTTCATATAATCCCAATAGCATAAAACTACTTAATGATCCAGCTGCTCTATCATAATCATCTTTTATAACTTGATCTCCCAATAAAGTTTTGGTTGTGAGAGCAAATACTGAACCCAAATCAGAAATATAACTAATCGTATCATAAGAATCAGTCATATAACCATAACGATCCATTTTAGAATTATCGCCTCCCGAACTAGGAAAAACTTCAGCAAAACGTTCTTCACCACCAATAGAAGCACCTGGTTTTGTAGGTGCTTGTTTGATATCTTCACCTCTAGGAATATCAACTTCCTTTACTTCTGTTCTTGGAATATCAACAACAGATCCACCTCTAGCATATTTTTGAATTGATATTACTCGTCCACCACCACTATATCCCATATCTTTAACTGCTTTTTCACCATACAAACTTCCAAAAGACCCAGGAGTTGATAATTTTTTAGCAGTATCTTGTTGACCAAAAAAACTAAAAACCGGTGCAAAAACTCCAGATAATCTTCTAAAATTTTCTCTTATTCTTGCATCAAACTTACCAAGATTTTTAGCTTGTTTTTCCAATCCATCTTTCATATTAAACATTTTCATAAATCCAGCACGTACCAACTCAATACCATATCTAAAAGGAGCACCAACAATATCAAAAAGAGTTCCAACTCCCTCTAGAATACCAAGAGGAACCTGAAAAAATTTGGATATTGGTCCAAAACCAATCAATCCTTTTGTCCATTTTGTTAACTGAAATACACCCTCACCAGCAGCAGAGAAAAGCAATCCAGCACCAATGATAATTCCAGCAGATGCTAAGGGACCAAGTGCCAATTTTCCTGCCGTTTTTGTCGCTGCATCTGCTGCAGCATTTGCAACTTCACCAGACACCTTATTCTTAATAGCATCAGCAGTTGCTTCCATGGCTTTTGGGGCACTTGACAATCCTGCAAATGGACTAAAATCACTGAATAACATTCCAGCAATTAAAAGTTGATTTATTAGTTTAGTGCTTTCACTGGTAGCATTATCTAAAGCTGAGATTGCTTTTTCACCACCTACCTTTCCTACAATTTTTCTTGCATGATCATATGCTTGATATCCATAATCAACAAAAGTAATCAATCCATTTAATATGTTTCCAGCAGTATTGAGAATAAAATTTCCAACTTTTAAAGCAGTAGTTGCAAATTGTATGAGTTGTGGAAGATATTTTAATAATCTTAAAGCAACAAATCCAAGTAAAACATTAACTATAAAAGTTTTGAGAGTATCTAAAAACCCAAGTCTTTTACCCACCACACTCTTAATACCTGTTCCTAAAGAACGTAGAGGTCTTTCTAATACTTTTTCATAATCAATAAATCTTTCTCTTTCTGCATTAGACTGATTTAAAGTAATTCTTTTTTTCTGAACATTCAGAGTAGATTTAAGTAGTTTCTCCTTACTAATAAACTGCTTCTTAATAGATTGTAAGGTTCCTGTTAAGGGAGAAATCATTTTTGCCATTATTTAATATTCAACTGATTTGCAGTTTTCCTATTATCTTTACCTGGAGGTATTTTTGGCACTTGTTTTTTTGGTTTTGGGCGCTTGCCACCTCTTGCACCACCCATTCCACCACCTGCAGGATTATATACCTTTGGTGCTGGTTTTGGTGTTGGAGTTATTTGTTTTCCTTTTACTGGAGTTGCTCCAAGTTTTGCTTTTCTTGCTTTTTGTGCTTTATCGGCTGCAGCAAAATTAGCATAATACTTACCATCAGATGAGGAGTAGTATCTACCAATAGATTCTGCACCTGCTTGTTTCATTTTCAATGTTGCTGCTGCGTCTGCTGCTTTATTTTTATCAATATCTTTTTGAGATCCAAACATTGAGGTAAACCCTCTTCCTATTTGCCCCAGAAGTCCACCTCTCTTCTTAAAATCTTCACGTCTTGCTTCAGCTTCTGCTTCAAATCTAACTCCTCTTGATGACCTAGTTGCACCAGCTCTACTTAACTTATCAAGTCTTTGTTGAGATGCAAGAGAAGTCATTCTAGATTTTTTTGCAGCCATCGCATCATTGTAACTTCCATATGTTTTTTGATCTGATGAAGAATAATACTTTCCTTTTGATGCAGCATAATCAGTTCTTGCCTGCATTCTTGGACCACCAAAAGTTCCTCCAGGTTTAAACAAATTCATTGGATTGTATGGATTCATACTAGATTGTCCCTGTGCCTCTGCAAAAGCAGCATCACGAGCACCTGCAAATCTAGATTGATATGGAGTATATCCTGTCCCTGCTGCTGGTGTGGCAGTTGTTCCCTGTTTTGCCAGATAATCTTTTTTAAACTGTGAGTAATTTAAATCTCCAAAAGCAGCTTTTTCATAAAGAGGATGAGTTGGATCACTAAATGCTCTATTCCATTCTTTTCTTATTTGTGCATCTCCCATTCTTCTTTGCTGCGCTTTTTGTATAATTTTCTTTCTTTCTGCGTCATCTTTAGCAATTCTTCTTTGTTGCTCTGGAGTTAGTTTTCCACTACCAATTCCGGTTGATGCACTAACAGATTCAACAAGACCTTGAGCACTTGAGGCAGCACTATTAGACATTTTTTTAATGTCTATCTGTGGAAGAGTACTCATTCCACTTATAGAAGGTGTAGATGTAGGTCTTTTTGTTGGGGGGTTATTTTTGTGATATTCACTACCAGTTTTTATCGGAGGGAGATTTACTTTTTCGTCTGGTGTTGCGTTGGCTAATGCTCTCCTTCTTGCACTTTCCCTATCATAAGCGCCTGCACCATGCACTGCATCATATTTTCTTCTGCGATCATCAACGCCACCATATGTTCTTGACTCGCTCCCAACCTGAACTGACTGCTCTCGTGCAAAGTTTCTTGTGTCCCTATCACTGATCATCCCACCACCAGCAGCATAAATTCTTTTCTGAACAATTTTTGGTTTATTAGTTCCTCCACCTGCGGCATTCATTGCCTCTAAAGTATTAACACCAAACTTCTGAACAGCACCACGAGACATCACAAACTCGCCGTCTGTCAGCATCGCAGGGACTTTATCAATACCTTTTGGTCCAGATACGACTCCAGGGATACTATTCAATATTCCTGCAAATCCACCAGACCCAAAAAGCTGTGCAAAGATACCTAGTTTGGAATCAACTTGCCCACCAGAGGCAGCAAGCATCGTCTTAAAATCAATAAGACCCCCACCAAATGCTTCTGCAGTTGGTAAGGTTGCTGGTTCTGGTACTGATACTTGTGGAGCATCCTCTCCACCCATCATACTCTTTGCTGCTAAAACACCACCACCAGTAATAAGAGCCCCGACTCCCAATCTTACAGCAAGACCTTTAAATCCTCCTCCACCACCAAGACCAGATAATAATGCTCCTGCTTTTTTAAACTTAAGCGCAGATGCTATAGCACCTGCAAGTTTGACTGCTATTCCACCAAGACCTGTAATTACTCTTAGACCAATACCAGCAAGATTTCTTACAACTCTACCAAATCCTGTGCCAAAAAGTATGTAACCAGCAACAAGAGATGGCCACCAGTCTTTTAAAAATCTAGCAATAGATCTTATTTTACCTTGATTTTCTTCTTTAGAAAACCAATCTATCAAATTTAATATTGCTTTTCCTATAAATAAAGTAACAAAAAATTGTATAATCTGATCAAGAATACTTTTTACAGGTGCAACAACTGCTTGAGCAACATTTTTAACTGCTACAAAACTATTTTCTAATCCAAGTTCTATTTTTTTTCTTCTAGCGTTTTCTTGATTCTTTTTTTCTTGATTTGCTTCTGCAGTAACCTGATAATTTTGTTGAGTAAGAAGTTGAGTAATTTTTGCAAGAGACTTTGAAATGTCTTGAAGAGCAGCAGTATCCGCAGGAGCAGCAACCAATTGTTGCTGGGGTTGAACCACAGCAGATTGAACTGTTTTGGTGCTTCCCATCAATTTCTGTGGATTTGCTGCTACCATTTTCTTTTACATTAGAAATTAGATTTTTGTTGTTGCTGTTTTAGTTGTTCCTCTTCAAGGTGTTGTTGTAATAAACCAACGTAAATATCCCTTTCCCAAGGAATCATATTTTCAATTTCCCATAATGAATATTTATGGTACTGCATCAAAGAAAAATTAAGTCTAAAGTAATTCTCAAGGTCCATATGGACCATTCCTATGCGAAAAAACTTGCTAACCCTTCTAAAACAACTTCACTTTCCACTCCTGTCTTTGGATTTTTAATTTTTATCTTATGCGAAAGTTTAGGCATCGTCTCAAAGAACTTCTCAATATCCTTAAATTGAGATGAGTTCATTGATTCTAAAAATTCAGTAACTTCTTTTTTGGTAACATCAGAAGTAGACCAAACTTCATCTTCAGTATAAATCTTATCAATACAGGATGCAATAAGATCAAAAGATTGATCCATAGCATTTTGATTATTAAAATCAAAATTATTTTTAATAAACTGCTCAAGTGATGGATATTTCATTTCCATCATAATTGTTGGATCTACTTTAATTTTATTAGTGTGATCTTCACTTTTTTGCACTTTAATATCATCAAGATTAATACTTACAGAGACATTGGTTTCATTATCGTCTGGACAAATAATATTAACGTCTACTTCTTCACCAACAGACTTACCACGAATATTAAGAAACAAGAATTCAATATCAAAAGTAGGTAAATTTTCTACTTTAATATCTTTGGTAAGAATGCAGTTTTTGATGACTGTTTTGATTGCATTTGTGATTTGTTTTGTATCTTCACTCTCCAATGCAATAACTAAAAGTTTTTCTTCTTTAACAAGAAAAGGTCTATATTTGATTGATTGTTCTGTAGAGGGCAACTCAAGTTCATAAGTTGGTGTTGAAATTTTTGGGAGTCCCATAATGTCCTATAATGAATTTCAGGTATGGTTATTTATGAGGTCTTTGGGGAAGATTAAAATAGAGTAAAGTTTGATGCTTGCGAAGCACCAGCACTATCAAAAGGAACTCCACCAGGAGTAATATTTCCAGTAACACTACTTAAATTTACATTAGGGTTAAATGCTTGATTATTAATCTGTGCGAGTTGCTGTGGTGTTGCATTAAAATTGGAGGAAGGTGCGAGTTGCTGTGGTGTTGCATTAAAATTGGAGGAAGATGGATCCCCAGTTGCTGCCTGAGGAGATGCAGGACCAGCAGCAGTTGCTCTATCTATAAAATATCTAACATAAGAAAATGAAACCGTACATTTTAATAATGAAGATGCATCATAAGAAACAGACATTGAGTTAACAGCGATTGGGAAAACATCTACAAATTTATAAGTCATTTGACCAGCTTTTGTTCCTTCAACATTACCAATACTACTTCTCTCAAATTTAGTTACTTTAAGTCCTTGATTGCAAATATAATTTTTGGGGTAATTCATCCTATAAAAATATTCACTATTTTCAGTTCCGGGCCGTCCTGCGTCTGAAGCAATTGATTCTCCTGCAATATATTTTATCCAAGTTTCAAAATATCTAATTGGCAGATAATTTTCAGCATCAACATAAAAAGTTAAGTCAATACGATCATCAAATTGTCTCCTATATGCATGTTTGTGAGTAGCTCCGTGGAAGTCTCCGGTAATACTATGAGTTGCAAGTTGAGACCCTGGAAGTATTGCTTCAGAACAAAGAAGATTTAATTTGTCTTCGTCATATCTGACTCCATTTTGAGATAAATATTGCGGAGTCAAACCTGTAGGGTTTGGAATAGTGACCTCAAAATGAGATGTAAGTGCAGGATGAAGTAAGTTTGCTTTAATGTGTGCTATGTTCCTTTCGGTAGGCATTTATAAATACTTTTTGATCTTATATATTATGTAGTGGGGATAATGGGAGAAAGTTTAAAGACCACCTACAAACCATCATATCCTCAAAAATATATTGGTAATCCTAATAATATTATTTGTAGAAGTAGTTGGGAAAGAAAATTTTGTTATTGGTGCGATCTAAATGAAAATATAATTGCGTGGGGCAGCGAAGAAATTCGTATCAAATATTACGACCCAGTAAAACAAAAAGTAAGAACATACTTTCCAGATTTTATTATCAAAGTGAAAGAGCAATCTGGGGAGATTAAAAAATATATTATAGAAATCAAACCACAAAAGCAAACAATGGAACCAAAACCAAGATCAAGAGCAACTAAATCATATCTCTACGAGGTTTATACATATGCAACCAATCAAGCAAAGTGGCGAGCAGCAGAGGAATTTTGCAAAGATAATATGATTGGATTTAAAATCATCACAGAAAAAGATCTATTCTAATGGCAGAAGGTTTCGGACAGTATGTTGGTATTCCTCCAAGAATGAGAGAGTTAAAAAAAAGAATTGACAAAGAAGGAGCAAAAGATCCAGAAGACTTAATGTTGATTATTACAGATGTATTAAAGGAAGAAGTATTGTATCCAGAACCAGGAAAGTTTTATACATTCATTTATAATCCAAAGACACCAAATATTGAGTATGACCAACATCCTTTGATTGCTTGTACATCATTAGAGAAGTGGGGATTTAAAGCAATCAATTTTCATTGGAGACAAGGAAGACAATATACCTGGGAAGAAGTTGCAGGAAAACTTCACGTTATAAAGTATGATGAACTTGATGAGATGCTTTCTATACCTTATGCAAAGTTCCGTCTAAATAAATAAAAAACCGTGTCTAATGGCTACTACGACTAGTGGTATTAATAAAGTAGGAAATAATTTCTATAACACATCAGTCACTACGAACGCTGATGGGTCTTTAAAGGCAACTACATTCAGAACTGATTCTCAGGGAAATAATGGAGTACCAGTATCAACCGTTAATACGACAAGTGCTGGGGTGTCAACTCGTACACCTGAACCTGGTGCAACAGCGGCAGAAACGGCAGCATTCAACAACCCAAACTCTCCAGAAAGACAGGCATATACACAACAAGTTCAATCGCAAAATCCATATGGTGCAAATCCAACTGCAGAACAACAAAAAGCAATAAATACTGCTGCGGGAACACCAAACAAAGCAACTAATAGTCCAAATCCACCTAGTCAAGCAGCAGCTCCACCAACACCCGAACAATCAGCAGCGGCTGCTGCTGCTGCTGCGGAAGCCGATAGTTTTAAAGCGGGAACAAGAAAAAAATATGAGAATTTAAGATATCCAGAAAACTTGTCGCTAGAAACTCAAGATGTAATTAAGTTCACTATTTTACAATACAAACCATCCCTAGCAGGAAAAAACGCAACACAAACAGGTAGAATTGTAGATCTTAATGGTATAGTAGCAGGTACTACAGTACTTGGTTCAATTACTCTACCCATTCCCGCTGGAATTAGTGATGGCAATACTGTAGGTTGGGCAATGGATGATTCACTGAATGATCTACAAGAGGCCGCAGCCCAGGGCGCAAATATATTTCTGAGTGGGGGAAGTGCAGAAGAAGCGTCTCAACCGGCGATGGACAAACTAAAAGGACCAGAATTAAAAGATACAGTGAGAGGAATTATTACAGGGATGGCAGCGCAAAACCAAAATGTTGCAAAAAGAACGCTAGGTGCTACTCCGAATAACAATCAAGAACTTCTCTTTGGTAGTGCAGGTTTAAGAAATTTTACATTTGGATTTTCATTTTATCCAAGGAGTGAACCAGAAGCAATAATAGTAAGAAAAATCATTCGCACATTTAAACAATCAATGTCAGTAAAACGAAGTGAAACTTCTTTACTTTTAAAATCACCACATACTTTTGCTATTCAGTATATGACCACAGGAAAAAAACAACATCCTTACTTAAATAGATTTAAGGAATGTGCTCTAACTTCTTGTAGTGTTGATTACACTCCTGATGGAACATATATGACTTATGGTGGATCTGAAAAATCAATGACTGCTTACAAAATGACATTACAGTTCGGGGAACTTGAGCCACTCTTTGATGATGAGTATGGTGAATCCGACTACAATAATGTAGGTTTCTAAAATGTCAAATTACTTCAGTTACATTCCAGATTTAGATTATGTGAGCAGACTTCCTGATTCTAAAATAGGAGATTATATTCGTGTTAAAAATTTATTCAAAAAAGGAAAACTCAGAGAAGATATTTTTCAGAATTTATCGTTCTTTGAGAAGTATAAGATTATAGGTAATGATCGTCCTGATAATGTTGCATTTAAAGTTTATGGAGACTCAAAATTAGATTGGGTTATTCTGTTATCAAATAATATTCTCAATATTCAATCAGAATGGCCATTACCTCAAACAGATTTTGATAGATTTTTATTAGATAAGTATGGTGATTATAATACTCTTTATAATGGTATTCATCACTACGAGACAGAAGAAGTTAAAAATAGCCAAGGGGTTACAATAGTTCCTGCCAGACTTCAAGTAGATGCTTCTTATTCTGTGAGTTATTATGATTTCTTTATAGAACAACAGATTACTACAGGAAATATTTCAGTTCCAATCACAAACTATGAATATGAAGAAAAAGTAGATAATGATAAAAGAAATATTTTCTTACTTAAAAGTACTTATCTTGGCATTATTATAAATGATATGCCAGAAATTATGGAATATAGAGAAGGTGCCACTCAGTATGTGAGCAGCACCTTAAAAAAAGGAAATAATATCAAACTTTATAGTTGATTATTCTGCCAAACGGGAAAAATATGCGAGAGCATCATCCTCATCCTCATCTTCATCAACAGCACTAGTGACTGTAGGAAGTGTAGGAGACTTAGAACGAGCATAAGACTGCTCAAGTTCTTCTAGAACTTTAGTCTCACTATTTACTGGTTGATTATAAGATTCGTACCGATCTTCTTGTTCTACAACAGCACGAGACTGAGTAGGAGAAGAACTTGGACTCAATCCAAGAACCATATTCATACGACGCTCAAGTTCCTCGTAAGTCTTGAACTGATCTGGTGCGGTGATCGCAGTCAGTGAATATTCCTTTTTCCAGATTGCTTCCATAGCATCATCATCGTCCAGCAAAGGACCTACACGATCAAACTCAGACTTATCATAGTTCCAGTAACCATCTTTCTTTACAATCTTCAGTTTGAAATTTGCTCCCACCCAGAAATCAAAAGGATTGATTGGTGATTCATCTTCAAACTCAGGTTGCATTGCTTCCATAATCTTATCAAAGATTTTCTTACCATACTTAAACAGAAAGACTTTACCCTCATTTGAAGGGTTTGTAGGATCTTTTACAACGTAGATGTTGGAATAATAATTCAGTTTACGTTTTTGTTTACGAACAATTTCTTTATTTGTTTCTGATCCAGTGTTCCATAATTCACGATTATATTCACCAAGTGGATCTTTACCACCAATAGTAGTCAAAGAATTTTCAATATACCACCCACCATTTCCTTGGAAGGCATGTGAGTACATTTTTGCCCAGGGAAGTTCTTCACCTTCAGGAGCAGGCAGGAAACGAACAACTGCAAAACCGTTGCCAGTTTTGTCCAGTTCAGGTTTCCAGAGACGATCATCATCTCCACCTGAAGTTGTGCTCATCTTCTCTACTTCTTTGACTAGTTTCTGTGTAAGAGATCCCAGAGAAGATTGTTTTTTAAGGTCTGCGAAAGACATAGGATTACCTCGGATTTGTACGTATTTGGCTTTTGTGTACCTTGTTATTTTATCAGTTAATTATCTAACTGTCAATCTGTCTTTTCATCACTTGAAGCATTTCTGACATTCTTCCGAGCACAACACTCATATCAACATTTGGTGGAAGTCCCATCATTAAAGCGGACTGACAGATTTTTTCTTTCA